TACATCAAACTGAGGTCTGGACACGGTACACAGAAGGAGCACATGGACATTGCCAACAACTGTAAGGCAGTATTTAATACACAATTCCCTGACGTAGCGGAGGCATTGGAATGGAACTGAGCAAACCCCTAACACTCGAAGAAGTACAAGAGGCAGCAGATATTTTCCTGCCTTTGTATGAGGAAGTTTACCGACGCTTACAGTGTATTCAACCTAATCCATCGATTGAAGATACACTCAAGGTGATGGAGAACGTTTGTAAGTTAGCACAACAACAGCGAGTACAAACTAAACTAGATAGATTTGGATTTAATAAGGAGCAAGAAGATGGCAACCTATCCAGTGATAAATAAGGTCACGGGTGAACAGAAACAAGTCAGCATGAGTATTCATGAATGGGATCAGTGGAAGATTGACAATCCAGACTGGGACCGTGACTGGTCTGACCCTTCTACTATGCCTGGCATGGGTGTAGAGACTGGCGACTGGAGATCCAAGATGAAAAAGACTCATCCGGGATGGGCAGACATCATGAAGAACAAGATTCTTAAAGACCCAAAGGCAAAGAGAAACCCAACCATCACACAAAAATACGATTATTAGTATGGCAAGACAGCGTAAGAAAACACAACCTGATATCAATGGTATGAGTGCTAAGATGATGAAGCGAAGGAAGCCTATTAATCAGGATTATCTCCTTCCGATTGAACCGATTACAGATACTCAAAGGAAAGTCTTTGAGGCATATGGTGAGGGTAAGTGTATCTATTCTTACGGTGTTGCTGGAACAGGTAAGACTTTCGTTCCTCTTTACCTAGCACTAAAGGAAGTTCTTGATGAGGATAGTCCATACGAAAAGGTATACATTGTACGCTCTCTTGTAGCAACTAGAGAGATTGGATTCCTTCCTGGTACACATGATGATAAAGCATCTTTGTATCAGATACCATATAAAAAAATGGTACAGTATATGTTTGAGATGCCTGATGATAACTCATTCGACATGTTGTATGAGAACTTGAAGCATCAGGAAACTATTTCTTTCTGGTCTACATCATTCCTTCGTGGTACTACACTAGACAAAGCTATTGTTATTGTTGATGAGTGTCAGAATCTAAACTTCCACGAACTTGATTCCATCATGACACGCGTGGGACAGGACACTAAGATTATGTTCTGTGGTGATGCTCGTCAATCTGACTTAGTTAAGTCAGCAGAGAAAGATGGCATTCTAGACTTTCAACGCATTCTTAATGACATGCCGGAGTTTGAAGTCGTTGAGTATGGTATCGAAGACATCGTTCGTTCTGGTATCGTTAAGTCTTATATTATTACGAAGCTTAACTTAGGTCTGTGACATTTACACACATAGGATTAGATCCCATCCAAATGGATGATGTCACAAAAAATGGCAAGCGGTTTTACGTTACACCAGAAGGTAATAAGTATCCTTCAATCACTACAGTGATTGGTGCTAACTCTAAGAAGCAAAAAGTTCTTAGGAAATGGAGAGCAAGGGTAGGAGAAGAAGCTGCCCAAAAGAAAACTACTAGGTCTTCTAGTAGAGGAACAAAAGTTCACAAACTATTTGAGGATTACTTAAACAATAAGGATCTAAACTACAAAGATCCTCTTTCTAAGTATATGTTTGTAAGGAGTAAGGATACTCTCCACCGTATAAATAATATATACCTACAAGAAGCAGCGTTATATTCAGATACGCTGGAACTTGCCGGAAGAGTTGATTGTATTGCTGAGTTTGATGGTGTTTTATCTATCATTGACTTCAAGACATCCGACAAGTATAAGAAAGAAGAATACCTTTACGACTATTATGTTCAAGAGTGTGCCTACGCTCTTTGCTTACAAGAACGCTATGGCATTCAGGTTAAGCAACTAGTTACTATCGTGGCTATTGAAGATAGTAACCCTCAGGTTAGTATCCAACCAGTCCGTAAGGAGTATCTTGATTCGTTATTAGAGTACATCCAAGAATACAGGACAAAATATGCCCAAAAATCTGGAGGATAATTTTATGACATCTGTGAAGTTTTCACAGGAAGTGGAAAAGATTGCTATCGATAATGATGACATGAACTATATCGATGCCGTCCTACATTATTGTGAAACGAATGAGATTGAGATCGAGTCTGTTCCCAAACTCATTTCTAAACCACTAAAAGAAAAGATTAAGTTTGATGCTGAAAATCTAAACTACATGAAGAAGAAAAGTAGATCAAAAATCCTAACGTTATGAGTAACTTTTTTAAATCAGAAATGGTAAGAGGGGATCTCCAAGAGATGATGGAGATGCAAAAGTATTGCTTCATGGCAGCTAACTCTTTTCCTATTCTTTCTTATGAAAAGAAACTAGAATACTTTGATGTTCTAAAAACGCTTATCGAAAAGCAGAAGATCTTTAACACTCGTATTTCATTGAGTGAAGATCCCGAGGCAAAGGACATGCTACAAAGCATGAAGGATGCTGCTATCATGCTGGGAGCACCCGAGAAGGCGACCCTTAACGAGTGTTTTGACGAGCTGCTAGAGAAGCTGGACTACATGAGGTCTCAACTGATCGAACAAGAGGGTTGACACCCGCCCTGGTATCCCCTATAATACAGACATGGCACGGGAGACACGACCCCCTTCCGTGCCATTTACATTATGTTGGGTCATTCAAAGTACACAAAGTTAACAAAGTAAAATGTCATTTTCAAGTTTTAAATCTGGTTCTTCTTTCGCTGCTCTTCAGAAAGAACTAGAGTCTGAGTCCAAAGCAAAGTCTGGTGGCGGCGGCAGTCCTAGTAATGAGTGGAAGCCCACTCCCAACAAAGAGAAGACTGGTGGTGGAGCAGTTGTCCGCTTGCTCCCTGGTCCTGATGGAACTCCGTTTGTGAAACTCTTCACTCACATGTTCCAAGGTCCTGAAGACGATTGGTTTGCTGAGAACTGCCCTACTACCCTGGGTGGTGACTGCCCTGTGTGTAAGGCGAACCGTGGTTACTATAAGGATGGTCGCTCAGATCTTGCTGCTGGTAAGTCCCGTAAGAAGAAGTACATCAGCAACATCTATGTGATCAAGGATCCTGCCAACCCTGAGAACGAGGGTAAGGTATTCCTCTGGCGTTATGGTCAGCAGATTTTCGACATCATCCAACGTGCTATGTTCCCCGACGAAGGTTTGGGTGACGTTCCGGTTGATGTGTTTGATGTGAAGGAAGGTGCTAACCTCAAGGTTCGTATCACTTTCAAGGGTCAGTATCCTAACTATGAATCTTCTACGTTCGGTGATCCTACTGCTCTGTCTATGGATGATGATGAGCTGGATGAGATCTTCAACCAACTCCATCCTATCAGCCCTCTTATCGACAAGAGTCAGTTCAAATCCTACGATGAACTGGAGACTCGTCTCAATGCTGTGATGAATCCTTCCAAGCGTCGTAGTGTCACTGAGGAAGTGTCCGATGAGATCGATGATGAACTGGATTGGGCAGAACCTACTGCCAAGGCACCGGAACCCGTTGCTGCTGCTCCTACATCATCCAGCACTGAAGAAGAGGATGCTTTCTCTTTCTTCCAGAATCTTAAGAACAAAGACTTCTGATAAATACAACTGAATATCGTCGGCGCTATGCTATACGGAGGGGGACTGGCAAAATCCAGTCAATCCCCTCCTTTTTATTTGCCCGTCTGCTTGAGCTTACTATTCAAGAAAGCAGAAGATTTTTTGTACTGTGTCTGTCTTCTGATATCATCAATAAATGGTTCGACAAGAGATGGTTTCAAGGCATACATATTTCTCTTGTCGTCGTTTAGTTTCTCTTCATACTGGAAGATAGTTACTGGGAATGATAGGTCTCTGCCAGCAGCAAACTCTACACTACCATCGAAAAAATACTTATGACTGCTGGTGTAGAATGTCTCGTCTACGTGTGTTCCCTCGTCATATAACACTCTTCCAAACACTTCTTCTTGTACACTATTCGCTACGATTTCATAGTGTCTGATAGTATTGTAAGGATCTTTGTAAGATTTTTCTACCTGCTTCTGTAACTGTGTAGCAGTTAAAGGAAAATCAAATAGAGGATTGATCAGACCATTGGTTAGGATAATAATCCAGTCGTAATCTGGTCTACCATACAATGCTTCGGATACTATGTCCAACCTTCTAACAGAATCATCAATCGTGATCCTATTATACAGTTGACTTTGATCGAATACATCACTGTTGATACGGAATCGTTTGAAAAAGTTTTTAGCAATGACAAAATCTGATTCCGAGAACGGATAACTAATAGGTTTTTGATCGTACTTTAGATTTGGTACGAGTGAGAAGTAAGATGATGTCATTAGTATGTTGCGTTTTCGTTGTCTGTAATGTCGTTTCTGTATACGAGCTTGGTCTCTTGGAATCCTACAGTCAACTGTGTTGCTACAGGAGAACCACTTTTGTATGTAGCGAAAGATCCATCAGGTGTATAACTTACATCAACATTAGATATTACACAATACTTCCACTTGGGAAGGTATGGATGTAACTTCGATCCTTTTTTATATTGCACATCTACTAAATCAGGAACACCAATATAGTTTGCGTTTGTTTGTTCTCTATTGATGTCAGACTGCTGCTGCCCACCGCCGGATCGGTTGTCCAAAAGGTTTTTCTTTAGATTTTCAAAAACACCAGCATCGGTGCCATACCTAGGAAGAGATGCTTGCTTGAATGTATTGATGATTCTTTTAACTTCTCTTGCCTCGTCCTCATTTTGTGGAGCAAACTTCCATGTATGACTGAAGTTTCTTAAACCAAATCCTTCAAATAATAGTTCAACGTTTGGGTTTAGAACGGTGCCCGTTGTTGTGCTTAAGACTTGATTGATATCATTTGATCCGCCAATGTTACCAGGGAGATTATTTAAGGTACTTACTATACCTTGAGCAATAACAGAGTCAACTCTTCCAGTCATATTTCTTGCACCATCAACTATAGCAGTAATCGCTGCCCCCGGCTTCCCAGCAGCAGCTGCCCCAGCTACTCTTAGAGCATCTCTTTGTATATTAGTAAATGATTTATCACCCCACGAAGCAGCATATTTTACTTCTACATCTTCTGGCATGTAAAGGAATACTGTATTTAAATCCTCGTCTTTTGTCGCTGATTGATTCCCGCTGGTAGTGTAGTATTGGGCTTCATTGATAGCAGACTGATCGCTTGTGATATCCTTAGAAAAAGGAGGGACATATTTATAAAACTCGAACGACATGTAATCTGTGTCGGCATCATATAATGTTTTGTGTGGGTATCTTAGTGTCATTTCCCGCTATATTCTCTGGTTGATACGATGAGTTTGAGTTTCTTATCAGAACCTTTTGTTTCTTTCCAGACTAGTTCTTTTTCATAAGGGACAAGTTTCTTTCCCTGTAGAACAAAATCTTCTACGGGTAATAATATAGCGGTCTCCCATTCATCTTTGGCTAGATCTAGATAGAAGTCTTTTGTATTCTTCTTTAGATATTTATGAACAATACCTTGAGGAACGTTAAGCTTTCCTTCTTTCATACTGTTGATGGCATACACTCTCTTCTTTGGTGGGAGATAGTGTAAGTTAGCACCCCAAAAGTATGATGACTCTACAGCAAACACATATACAAGAGGGAACTGATCATAGAATGGTAGACTTTTTGTTGTTGCTTTGTAGTCAAAGAAATATAGATGACCTTTGAGAGGGAAGAGTCTTAGTTCATTCTCATCTTGATGCTCTGGATTCTGTTGAGCATCTCTCCTCTCATCCATGACCAGTTTTACATTCTTAGTTAAACTATAGATCTGTTGTCTGTACCAGTCATAACTTTTACTTTCCCCTTTAGTTTTTAGTCTTATCTTTTCAAAGATAGTTTCATATCCAGGATCTTCTTTTATTGTTCTTGCTACTGGCTTGAACCCTGTTGCCATCTTACACTCCTAGGTGATCTTCGGTGAGTATCATAAACTTCATCTGTCTATCTTCACAAAAGTTTTCTGCTGCTCTCCACTTAGCAGTGTTCTTCATGTAGGTCATCACTTCTCTCTTCCAAGCAGCAGTCTTTCTTTTAGGTTTATCAGTTGGTTTCTTAGTTTGTTTCTTAGGCTTCACTTCAATGATATACTTACTAGTCAGTCCTGATTTACTTTTTACTTTGATGTAGAAATCTGGATAGTATCTATGAACTCTGCCGTCAGTAGGACAACGATAAGGAATAATAACCTCCTCACTACCCCACTCCATAATGTTTGGGTTGTTATCACAGAATGTCATAAACTTACGTTCCCATAAAGAACGGTAGATAATCCTGGTAGGATTACCACGGTACTTGGATGGGTTAACTGGTTTGTATATCCCAGAGTAAGCCATAAATAGTCATGATATGTCTGTAAATATTTAGAGTGGCAAAATCTCTTACGAACTTTATCGAGAGCGTAAAGCAGCAAGGTGGATTTTCCTTCAGCAATAACTATGATGTAGACTTTTCATTCAAGAAACCAGACGGTGTTCTTGTAAAAAGAATGAGGGATTTTGGTATTGATTTTTCTGTTGGAAGCACTATAAGTTCCGGTGACAATGGAACAAACCGAGGTTCAGGTGTCTCTGGAAGTGGTGGTCTTATTAAAATGCTCTGTGATGAAGCACAACTACCCAACGTACAGGCATCGACAGGACAAATCACAGGCAGATATCTAGGAGAAGGTATCGTTAACTACCCACACACTAGATTGTATAGCGACTTCCAACTAGGGTGGATGGGTGATAGAAATATGTTACCTTTAAAGTTTGTTAACTTATGGTATAACTTTATCTTCCAAGAGTATAGTAATACAGTGGCAGATACAGAAGTAAATCCTTCTAACTTAACAGGGCAATCATTGACTGCTGTAAAAGAGTTAGCATCTGTTGGTACTGCAGCACGTCAAGTAAGACTAAGCTATCCAGAAGATTATCTATGTAACATCATTGTTACTAAAACAGAGAGAGGACCGAAAGCTGCTAACGAAAAAGCATCTATATCATATACTTTAGTTGATGCTTTCCCATACTCTATTGACACAACGCCTCTATCGTATGGTGCTTCTCAGATTACAAAAATCTCTGCCAACTTCTATTACTCCAAGCATTACGTAACCTATAACAACGTAGCATAAATACATATATTGATTTGATTTTTTTGTATGGCTTTACCATCTCCTTCGGTTCCTACATATGAGGGAACCATTCCTTCTACGGGAAAAAAGATTAAGTACCGTCCATTCCTAGTAAAAGAAGAAAAACTTTTGCTGCTTGCTATGGAGGGTGAACCAGAACCAGGGTCCCCTAAAAAAGCATGGACAGATTGGGAGAAAGAAGTAAAAGATACGGTAAGGAATCTACTTAAGAACTGTATTCAAACTAGGATTAAGATCGAAGACCTTGCTAACTTTGACCTAGAATATATCTTCCTTCAGATTAGAGCTGTGTCTTCTGGCGAAGACATCAATATGAAAGTCACCTGTAGAGATGATGGCGAGACTCAAGTTAATGTAAGAATCAATCTCCTTGATGTCAAGGTAGACAAAGAAGAGAACCACACAAATAAAATCATGTTGAGTGATGACCTAGGAATGGTCATGAAATATCCTGGCATCGATCAGTTTGTTGATATCACTCTTCTAAACAAGAGCATGGACAACACCGAAGAGTTGTTTGATATGATTTCTCGATGTGTAGATCAGATCTTCCAAGGTGAAGAAGTATGGGACGCTGCTGATACACCTCAGAAAGAAATCATTGAGTTCATTGAGGGTATGACACAGAAACAGTTTGAAAAACTACAAGAGTTCTTCACGACTATGCCTGTGCTGAGACATAGTTTTGATGTAACTAACCCCAACACTGGTGTCACCAGTACGTATACACTTGAGGGATTACAGTCTTTTTTCGGGTGAGTTTGTTTTATAATAGCCTTTCTAACTATTATAAAACAAACATGTTATTGATGTCCGAGCATAAATATTCTTTGACAGAGATTGAAAATCTTATTCCCTGGGAGCGACAGATTTACATCGCTCTATTGAACAATCATATGAAAGAGAAGGAAGATCAACGGAAAGCTCAACAGCAATGATATTTAAAGGACTACCACCAGCACACTACATTCAAGGTCAGGCAGGACGCTGGGAGATCGAGTTTGAAAGTGATGTTGACCACGCTATCTATTTCTGTGGAAAACCAGTAGCAGGCACTGGTAAAGAAAGAAATGCTGATCAGAAAGAAGCACTAGCATGGCTACAAAGTCTTGGTCTTTCTTATGGTGACATTTTAGATAAAAGAAAAGATCTTTTAGTAACGATCAAGAATCTTATTGATCTTCCCGGTGCTCAAGAAAAATATCCATATCTAGCTGTTCCTGTTAGTTATACTGGTTCCGATCCCGACACTAAGTTTGGTGAGTCTGAAGTTTCTGCTGAGATTGAAGTATACGAAAGAGATGATGCTGGTCCTTTAAAATTTATAGTTGAAGCTCCCCCTAATATGGCGGGGACTAATAAAGTAGGTAAGAGATCAAAAAGAAAACTTAAACTAGGTAGATCAACTGCCGAGGCATATGCTAGTGGCATAGAAAAACTTCTAGAAAGAAATGCCGACGAGATTATTAAAGGTCTTAAGGATAACCCCGATCAACAGCAGACTAAACCAGATAAGGAACCAAAAGAAAGTAAAAAGGTCGCCAGTAAGTTTGTTAATGTAAAGTATGGTGCTGGTGCTAAGAAAGCACCTAACTTTAATGCTTTTGTTGGTGGCAAGATTATGTCGGCGTTTAAGAACGCTGCCATTGCCCGTAAAGAGTTCGTTGATATGGGTGGGTCTGTTGAAGACCTAAAGAATAGAAAACTTAAAGATCGTTTCATCTCCAGAGCATTAGGGTTTGAGTTCGGTGGTGATGCTATCAATAGAACTAGAGGAACGTTCTCTAGTGATCCAGAACTCACACAAGATCCTGCTTTAACTAGAGGACAAAGATTTAGTGCTGGCATCAGACCATTGATGTCATCTACTCTACCATCTAGAGCACCAGAACCACCTGATTATTCTGCTGCTGCTGATGCTGGTCTTGCTCCTGATGTAGAGATTATTGACAGTAGTTATTCGGATATTTTATCTGCTTACTCTCTCTCTGGTAGTTCACTGGAGGGAAATGTAGAGACAGAGAAGAGAGGAACCTATACAGATTTTCTGATCAAAGAAAAGATTCAAGAAATCTATGACAAGATTGGTAATAGAAAAAAGATAAAGGAAGAAAAACTTGAACTATCTAGAGAAGAGAAAGAGATAGAGCAAGAGGCATCAGACAAGAAAAAGATATCAAAAAGAGAGAAGTTATTAGAAGGTATTGCTGGCGCTGCTGGTGTTAAAGCATATATTCCACAGTTCCCTGACGATCCTATTGATAAACTTGCGGATCTTATCTTCGGTTCGAGAGAAGGTGATGGTGAGGAAGAAGATAGTCCATGGTGGCAAGACTTATTAGGATTTGGATTGGAGATTGCTGGTGAGGAGGCATCTGAGAGAGGGATCAAAGGACTGGCAGATAAGTTCCTCAAGCGTAGGGCAGGGCAAGCAGTAACACAGCAGGCTGTAAGGTCTGGAGCAACCTCTGCCGCTTCTGGCGCTGCTGCCAGCGGAGGATCTGCTGCTGCCGGTGGTACTGTCGGTGGTACTGCTGGTGGTGTTGCTGGTGTGGGTGCTGGTGCCGCTGCTGCTATCATTCTGGGTGCTGGTCTCGCTGTTTCTGCTATAGGCGAAGGTGCTTTCCAACTCAGAAAGATGGGAAAGGATGTCGAAGAAAAAGCTTTAAAAAACTACGAAGAAAAGAGTTGGGCAGATCCTAGGAAGTCGTTAGACTGGATCATACTACAGGGTATGAAGTTTTCAAACCATACCCTTAATGGTCTTGGAACTACACTTGATATTCTTGGATCCCCATTTAGATATGCTATTGAGTTGATTAGATATCCATTCCTCAATGAAGAGGATAAGAAGAAACAAGCAACTAACCTTGCTAAGTTTGATGCCAGAATTCGTGAACAGATGAGAGAACTTCTCAATGTTGCTACGCTTGGATTAGGATTTAAAGAGAAGGGAATGTTTGGTAACATCTATGGTGATGCTAAAGCACAGGAAGAAATGATGTCTAAGATGGCATCCGGCACAGCACCATTTGAACCTGATTCTTTCCCAGCACAGAAGATTCAATCAGCCAGAAGTAAAGTAATGGTTGGCGAAGCAAACTCTAGCGACAATAAAGGAGAACTAGTTGGTAACAAGGCAGAGATTGCTGCCATGGTTAATAAAAGTGTAGCAGAAAGTGTAGGCGGTGGTGTATACAGTGGTGCTAGATTAATCTTAGGTGTTATCGACAACTTATTGTCTAGATCTGGTCCTATTGGTAGTGCTTTGAAACCATTTATCACTCAGAAACTTGGTGCTGCCATGAAATATTTTGGCATGGAAGAAGTCAATGAGTCTACTGGATTTGGTCTAGGACAAACAAAAGATGCTACGCCAATGAATGCTGCTGAGTTTTTAACAGGTAGCGGTGATGGTAGCGGTGATGGTGGAGGAGACAGAGAGGGTGGACCAAGAGAAGATCAACTACCAACAGGAACTCCTCTACCAAAAGATAAAGAAGCAGCTGCTAAAGTATTAATGAAAGGATTAATGGATAGAGGATTTACTAAGATAGAAGCTGCTGCTATTGTTGGTAACTTATGGGCAGAGTCTAGGTTTGATCCCAAGGCAGTTAATCCTAAATCTCGTGCTTATGGATTGATGCAATGGTTGGATGGTAGAAAAGATAAACTAGATGAGCTCGCTAGAGACAAAGGTAAGTCGATTGATGATGTTGATCTACAGTTGGATTACATTGCCTGGGAACTAAAGGGTGGTAATCCATACGAAACTTCTCAGTTCCAAAAAGCGATGGCTTATGGTGATAGTGTTGCTTTAAAAACAAAAGGATTTGGTTATGAAGTAGAGAGAGCAGCCGACTGGGAACTAGAAGACTCCATGGATGATAGAATAGGTGCTGCTCAGTCTGCCTATTCTTTAGCTGAAGGTGGAGGAAATAATACTGCTGTTACTAACAGAGGAGAGGATCCTTCTGTTAACTATCGTTCTCCTTCTGCTTCGGCATCTATGAAACCAGACACAGCACCAGCAGAAAAGATAGAGATAGTTTCTAATAACATGTCTACTGGTGGTGGAGTAGTTATCATGCCAATCATGATGAACAATGATGGTGGGGAGATGATGGATGACCCATCTCCCGTCCCCATGGCACCATCCATGTCATCTTCAGAACCAGATAGAATGAAGATGCTGAAGAATATTATTAGAGAGAGGCAATAAATACTAGGGGAAAAATCACTAGTTGATTCCTTGAATCTGGAAAAAATTTTTCCGCCAAAAAATCGCTAAAAAACATGGCAGCAGGAACCACCATATACAGGCAGGCAAATGTAGGTAATCTCGGGAAGTTTATCGGAGATAAGATTGGTTCTGCACGTAAGATGGCAGCGGAAGCAAGAAAAAAGAACAAAGATAGTGATGTAGAAACAGGAAGAGGATATTACTTCGGTAAGGCATTAGCATCTGAGTTTGGTGGAGATAGAATAGCAAGAACAAAGGGAATGTTTAAGACAAACCCTGATGTTACACAAGATCCTGCTTTATCTAAGAAGCAAAGGTTTGAAGGTGGTATTGCAGGAGAACTTAAGAGTGTACAAGATGTTATAGACGAGGGAGGAACACAAGACAAACCATTAAGATCATGGTTAACTCCTCTACTTGATGCCATTGCTAGCAACAATAGAAAGATTGCCGATGCTTTCAGAAACATGGGCAAGAAAACCGATGAAGCATCGGATGAACAGGAAGAACAAAACCAAACCAAAAAACAAACTGTAAAGTTCTTTGATTTTTTAGGTTCGTGGATTGATAATGACAACGAACTTTGGGAAGAAGAAAATAAACTTCACCAAGAAAAACTAGATAGAATGAGGGAAGCACAGGATGATGCTTCCATGGCAGGTATTGAGTCTATGCAAGAAGCACCTGGAGTTTCTTCTGCTGATGGTGGTGAAGGAGAAGGAGAAGGAGAAGAATCTGCCACAGCAGGTAAAAAGAAAGGTAGTAGAAGTGGTGGTTTACTTAGCAATATTACAGAGGGACTTACCGAAGGGATTGCCGAAGGATTTACAGAAAAGTTAGTCGATAGAATAGGTAAGAGTAACAAGTTTGGGAGAATCTTAAGAAGAACTCCTTTTGGTAAGAGGAGGATGAGGAACGCGTATAAGAAAAAGATTGGTCCACTGGAAATGGGATCCAAAGCTCCGTGGGCAAAGGCTGGACCCGGTGAGAGGGGTAATGCTTTTGGGTTTGTTCCCAGACTGGCAGAAGGCACTGCCCCGATGACTAAACTAGCGCCCGGCACTGCTCCTACATTACAACCAGGAAGATATAATAAACCCACTGTAGGATCCTTAGGAATGGACGACGCTGTTGTTCCTTTAGGTAAGAACAATCCTATTTCTGATCTTATGGATCAGGCAGAGGGTGCTAAGAATAAAATGAAGGGAGGTTCTAGCGAGATTAGTGTTGATAAGGAAGCAAAGTTACTACAAGATGTTACGTTATCTTTACCCCAAGTTGCTGCTGGAATGACTCTAGGTTCTATTGGAAACTTGGTGCCTGGATTAAGTATTGTCCCTGGGGTATCAAACTATCTAATAGATTTTGCTAGAGACAAAGCAAAAGAGTTTGGATTACCAGAAAATCTCATTGGTAATGTAACGAGAGCAGAAGTAATCAAACAGAAGAAAACATCTGGTGGGATAGCAGCATCAGCAGGTAGTAGTATCACGACAATCAATGATAAGAAGTCTAAGAAAAAAGAAGATAACACACCCGGATGGGTAAAAGCTATCAAAAATATTTTTGGACTCGGAAATACTCCCAATAATCCTAATAATCCTAGTCGAAGACCACTAACAGGAATTGCTACCAAGATGGGTAGATCCATGTTAATGACCGGCGGACAAAGAAAACCAGGAAGTTATATTACTAGTGCTTACAGATCATCGAGAAGACCAAACCACATGGGGATTGATGTTGCTGGAGGACCTTTCATCGCAAAAGCACCTGTCGCTGTAAAGAAACCAGGAAAGGTACATGAAATAGGAAACCAACCAAATGGATGGGGCAACTATGTGGTGGTTGAACATGATGATGGAAAGTATACTTTGTATGGTCATTTAGATGAAGTAAATGTAAAGCAAGGTCAACGAGTAGGACCAGATTCAGATGGAAATCTATCAGTGATCGGAAAGATCGGAAACACTGGTAGATCGACTGATTATCATCTACACTTTGAACTAGGAACTGGTTGGAATGGAACTATACAAGGTAACATGGATCCAACAAGTGTTGTCAATGACTATGTAACAACGGGTGGTCAGGTCTCCCCTGGCGAAGTTTCACCTGATGCTAAACCTTTTAATATAAGTGCAGCACAGGATTATCTAGACGGAATAGTACAAGGACTATCGCCAGAGGAACAACAAATAGTCCAACAAGCATCTGAAAGACCGACTGCTACGATTGTTCCTCTGGGTTATAACTCTTCAGATCCACGGACCCGAGCAGCTGCTAAAAGAAGACAAATGCAGGCTAATATTGAAGCTCAAAGATTAGCAGATGCAAAACTAGAGGATGAAAAAAATAAAGAAAACTATCCAACAGGAGCGAGATCATAAATCATGGAACAGTCTAATAGTTTTTTCAGAATCAAAGCAGCAACA